CCCTCTAAAACTCTTTCAGCGATTTTCATTTTGGTATGTCCTTTAGGTTAAAAAAAGGGCGGCGATTATTTCCACCGCCCTAATCCTAATTATTTAGTTAGCGGCTGTGCCAGTAGAACGGAAACGAACACCAGCAAACGGGTCGCGAACAGATGTTGCCAAGCGTTTTTCACCAAAGAATGTGATAAAGCCAGGCAATGTTTGGTCGTAACGGCGCAACACCATGTTTAAACGGTCAATAATGGTGTAGAACTTTTCCCAATCGCCAAAGAACATTGGGTATTTGCTAACTGTGCCTGCCGCCGCAGTTGTTAGTTGTGATGGTGTGTCTAAGTATTTATTAACAACAACATCAAAGCCTAACAATGAACCAACAATGCCGTCTGTGCGTGATAAACCATCAACATAGATTGGGCGACCTTGCAAATCTGTCAAACCACGAATTGCTTGTAACAAGATTGGGGAAACCATGAATTTTGCTGATTCTGTCCAGTATTGTTGTGGCAAAGCGTAAATGAAGTTAATGACATCTTTGTAAGTAATGTTGTTTGCGCCAACTGTGTTTGCATTGGTTGTCAATTGGTCATAAGTAGCAAGTGAGTGTAAACCTGTTGCTGAACCTGTGCCGCTTGAACCAAATGCCGCAACTGAACAAACACCACCTGTGTAAGTTGTGTTGTTACCTGCGTATTGGTCTAAACCGCGCAAGCCGTCAGCACCACCAGTTGCAACTGTTGTGCCTGAACCTGATTGGTCGTTGTTTGAAATCATTGATTGCGCTTCAGTTTGTGCAAACTCGGCAAGCATATCATCAACAACATTTGCTTCTAAACCATCAATGTCATCCAAAGCGGCTGTTCTGATTGGGAATTGAACATTTAGGTCTTTTAAATCGATTTGCCAAATGCTTGTATCTTCAGTTGTTGCCGCGCCGTTGTTTTGGATAGCATAGCCGAATTGCGCGCCTGCATTGCCAGTTTTTACGCGGAATTGATAGGATGAACCGTCAGTTGCAACTGTTCTTGCACAACCACGCATAGGGTTTGAAAGACGCAATGCAACAAATACAGGGTCATAGGCTGTGCGACCACCTTGGTTGTTACCGCCGCCTGTTAAAGCAGACGCTTCTTTTAAATATGCTGAATAATGGCTTTCATCTTCAAACATTTTTAATTCTTTTTCGGTGCGGCTATTGCTTTTGTGGAAAGCGGCTAATTGTTCTTTAACCATTTTGTTTACATCGCCACGAATGGTTTTTTCAATTTTTAAGATTGATGGTGCAGGGTTGATAGATGCAACTTTGGCTTCCAAAGCGGCTACTTTTTCAGAAAATGACGCTTCAACTGCATCAACTTTTGCAGTTACGGCTTCAGTAACTTTAGCAATTTCAGCAACATTATTTGCTTCAATCGCGTCTAACTTTTCAATAATTTCAACTGACATGATTTATCCTTTAATTCGTTTATTAAGTTGTTTTAACAATTCACGCTTATTTAATTCGGCTAGAATCGTTTGATTAACCGCCGCGTCTGATTCACTCAAATTTGGTGGCGTTTCAACGGTTTCATTACCTGCATCACGCAGTTTAATTACTTTGTTGAAAATGCTAGATGCGGCGGTTGCGTGCATCTTTGTCAATCCTGCATCACGCAGAACAGATTCTACTTCTTTAAGGTTTATTGTTCCGTCAGCACGATAAACATTTTCAAGTTTGTTTATATTTGCTTCAGGATTGTTTGGGTTCATCACGATAGACACTTCGCGCAAACCACCTTTAGTAATTTGAAAGTAACCCTCATCATAAGCAGGGTCTAATGGGTTCATAACCTCATTATTAGCATTTACCATTTGATATTCATCGGCGTATGCGCCAACTGAAACACCACCAACCATGTTTGGCGATTCTTTCATAATTGTATATAGGTCTTTGCCAATAGTTGTATTAGTAAACAAGCGACCTTTGCCCGTCATGCCTACATCATCAAATTCAAACATAGTCCACTCGCCAACAGGCAATGATTCGTCATTGTGTTGGAAATACATTGGCAAAGGCTTGCCCATTTCAGCGTAACCTGCCGCCCATTCTTTAAACGCTTCAGGTTGATAGTTAAAACGCCTACCGTCTGCGCCCTCGCGTGCGCCCCATGTTGTCAAAACGGCTTCAATCGTTCCGCACATTTCGGCTTCATCGGCACTCACGCCTAAAGCAACTTCGCTTTCATAAAAAAACTTAACATCTTTAGCCATGAATAATAACCCCTTTGTTTTCCATACCGTTTGTTTTAAGCGACATTTTAACGCGCTTGTCTGCCGCTTGTTTCATTTGAACGGTTAATAATAATAATCTTAATTCTTTCAACTCTTTTTTTGTCATTATGCTTTGCCTGCTTGACCTGTTTTGCCAACGCTTGATGTGTTGCCGCCGCCGCCAGTATCTTGTGGCGAACTGCCTGCAATCGGACTTGCTGGCTTGGCTTTATCTTTTAATTCGTTTGCGCCCTCAATTTCAGCCCTGCCAAGATATGCACGCGCTTCGTTAGGCGTTAGTATTCCGTTATTGACACCAGCAACCACATAATTCATTTGGTCAAGCGGCGCACCGCTTAAAAACGATTCTGTTTGAAATTCAACGCATAGGTTTGGATAGCCTTGCAACAAACTTTGTTTCAGTTTTTGCTGAATGTTTACCAACATCGGGAAAATTGTTGATTTATAGAATTCATCAAGCATTGTTTGACTGTTGTTAAACTTGCCATCTTCAATAGATAGCATTGCAACTGGCACACCAAACAAACCGCATATACGCTTCATTGTTTGCATTTTAAGGTTGGCGCAATCAGCATCTTGCAGGTTAAGCATATCAATCGGCAAGTATTTCATGCCGTTATCAAGCAACATGGATTGTCCAGGCTTACTTAGGTCTGTTGGGCGTGAACCTGTCATGCTTGACCACGCTTCTTTAAGCCTTGCCGCAATTTCTTTGTATTTTGTGTCAGGAATTACTTGGTCAGTAACAAACATTCCGCTTGGCTTCGCGCCATTGGTCATTATAAAGTTTGCATAAAGGTCAATGTCTTGGTCAAGCGATACTAATTCAACCGCTAAGATGCCTTTGTTAAAACCTGCTGAACCTTGCCATGCCGCTTCTTTTAAGTGCATAACTTGATGGGCTTGTAATGGCGCATCTTTACTAAAACCGTAAGATGGCGTTGAAAGCCTATAAGTTGGGTAACGGGTTGGCGTGATAGTTGCGCTTATAAGCGTGCTGTCTAACACATACATTTCCAAAGGTGTTTGTTGGCTGTTTTCTTGGTCTTTACGCCATAGAACAGTAAACACTTCACCCGATAGGTCAAGCCACATACAGAATTGATACCAAAATTCGTATTGGCTTTGAAAGTTATTAGGGGCTTGCAATAATGAAAGAACGGATTTGGCTTTGGCTTTATCGCGTGCCGTTACTTTATCGCTTAATGTGGCATCAACTAATGAACCATCATCGGTTGTTGCCATAATCTTAATGGGTAATTGTGCAAGTGCGCGTGCTTTAACGCCTACGCAAGACATAATGGTTGAATTTCGGCTTAGAACCGACATATCCACCAAGCGACCTGCTTCATTGGCACTTGATGTTGTTACATATAATAATTGGCTAGATGATGCGAATTGTTTCGCACCTGCGTTGCGGATGATGTTATTACCAAGGGCTGTTTGACCAAAAAGCGTATTGCTTTCGCTTGCGTTTGCCGATGATTTTCTTTTGAAAATATCTAAAATTGCCATGTTAATCCCTTATAAACTACGGAAACCGTATGATGATGAAGCCAAGGGATTATCAAGCGAACAATGCATGGCAATAATTAGTGCAATAATGCCATCAACCTTTGCTGATTTATCTGCTTCGTTCTTACGCACCTTGATGTTCCCGTTTACATCTTCATAAACTTCGCAGTTGCCTAACTGCCAACCTACAAATGGGTTGCCATCGTGTCTTATGAATTGCGACATTACCAGTTTTTCTATGTGCTTGGATGGGTTACTTAAAACCGCCATTCCTTGCCCAACCTTTTTAACGGGTATGCCAGCATCGTGTAAACGCGCAATTAAAGATGCGGCGTTATAAGCATCATAGCCAACTTCTTTCACATTGTAAAGTGTCGCTTGACTTTTTATATAATCGCTTATTTCGCGGTCATCCATTACATTGCCTTGGGTAATATGCAATATGCCTGACTTAACGGCTTGGTCAAATACATCGCGGTAATGTGTAGGCACTAATGCCAAGCCATCTTCAGGCAGGAAAAACTTAAACTCGGCATGGTAATCTTCATTGCTATACCTTTTAAGCGTGCAGACAGCGTTTAAATCGCGTGTGGCGGCAAGGTCAAAGCCTATAAATACCGATTCGGGTTCGCCTTTGCTTTCACCAACGCTATCATCCCAGTATTGTCGGTCAAGCCATGCGCTGTTTGCGGACACATAAACATTAAGTGTTTTGCATAAAAACTCATTTAATGCGGCAGGTTTTAACTTTGCCTGTTCGCACCGTTCAGCAATAGCGTCTTGATAAATGCTAATGCCGTGCATAGGGTTAGCCTTTGCCCATGTTGTTGGGTCGCGCCAATCATCTTGTGGGTCAAGCCCATATAACAAGCCAAACCAATGTGGGTTGTCTGACGCATCGCCATGCAACATGGCTTCAAACATTTGCATATCTTCATAAAACTTAGTATCTTTAGTAAACGATGCAGTTGTTATGTATATGCGTAAAGGGTTGCGGCGTGCCACCATGCCCGAATGAATAACTTCAATGCTGTTTCTATCTACAATCTGCGCGGCTTCATCTACTATGGCGCAACTGGCGTTCTTACCATCGCCCGACTTTTTGTTGTCGCGTGATAGGGCTTTAAACATAGATTGCAAATCGCTAGTTTTTTTAATTTCGTATTTGCTGACATCAAACACATTTTGAACTTCAGTCGGCATATTATCAACAAAGCCCTTAGCGGCATCAAACACAATAGTTGCCTGTTCGCGGTTAGTTGCCAATGTAAACACTTCCGCACCTGCTTCGCCAAACTGTAATTCGTAAAGGCTTATGCCTGCGGTAAATGTTGATTTGCCTGCTTTGCGTGGAATAAAAATAATGACATCCGTTACCATGCGTTTTTCATGGTCTTTTTTACTACGAAAACCATAGATGGCACATAGGGCAAAGATTTGAAACGGTTCAAGGATTAGCGGTTTGCCTGCATCCGCGCCTTTAGTGTGTTTAAGCGTTCCAAAGAATTTAAGAATGTGTTCCACATGGTCGGCAACAAATTCATATTCCCAATGCTTGTTTTCTAATTGGTCAAGGAATCGCTGGCAAGCCAACTTAACATTATTGCAAACAGGCGTGTTGCCTTTGACTACATCTATTGCGTAAAAAATCCCATCTTCTAATTTCATTTTTTGGTAACTTTAACGCCTGCTAATAAATCATTATAAGAACCTGTGTTGGTTGATGTTTTGTTTAATCTGCCTTTAGGTGTCAAACCCAATTCATTCATCAACACTACAATCTTGCTTAATGTTTCTTTCATAATTGAAAAGTAAATGTTTGCACCTTTTGTTACGCCACCATTAAATTCAGTAATAAGCCCCTCACGCGCCACACCTTTCTTCGCTTCAACATACATTGAAATTTGGTCAGCCAACATTGCAAGCAAATGCTTGTCTTGGTCAGCGTCAATCCCGTAAATGTCATACATGAAATCGGATGTTTCTTTAATAAACTTGCTTGCGTTCCACGCATCGGGGTTTTCCAACAAATCAGCCTGCGGAATCCTTGCGCGGATTTTTTCAGGCAACACAACTTCCTTATCCGTTGAACGAACAATGCGTAAATTTGATGGTAATGTTTTCTTTGTCATGTCTTTTCCTTTTGCGTTTAGGGAAATCCCTGAAACTACCCCCGTTTTCAAAATCGTTTTGCGAACGATTGTG